AGTAGAAATTTTGTTTGCAGTGATAGCGTTGGCGGCAATCTCCGTTGCCGTGATAGCGTTGGCCGCGATTTTGCCAGTCGTGATCGCGTTGGCGGCAATCTCCGTTGCCGTGATAGCGTTGGCCGCGATTTTGACAGTCGTGATCGCGTTGGCGGCAATCTCCGTTGCCGTGATAGCGTTGGCCGCGATTTTGCCAGTCGTGATCGCGTTGCTGCCGATTTTTGTTTCCGTGATTGCCGCGTCTGCAATCTGGGTTCCGCTCACTTGTCCAGTTAGGTCTGCCGCAGGCACGGCAGCGGTCCACGCGTTTCCAGTGTAGCGGTACAACTTGCTATCACTTGTAAGCAAGACCACGCGCCCTTGGAACAACCCAGTGGACGGCAGCGCGGAAACTCTCTCAATCGGCCGCATATCGTCGCTGAATAGGTTCTCGCCAATGGTCCCCGTAATGTCGCCAGTGTTGACAGCCGCCGTCCATGCGCCAGAAACAAGGCGATACAACTTACCGTCAGTGGTTAGGACTAGAACAGATGGGCCTTCGTATCCTGCAACCGTTGGCAGGGCTGAAACAACCCCAACAGGCTCAATGCCAGTCGCAAACGAGGTGTAGGTGACCGAACCCGTCTCAACAGATGACGCGGTAAAGATGTCTGTTGACCAAGACGACGTGGCTTCATCCCAACGATAGATCGTAATATCTGGCAACAGCAAAACAAGCTGACCGTCGAAGCCGCCTGTGGTCGGTAGGCTGCTGACTGGCTCAATGCCAAATGCGCCCGCCTCGTTAAACAGATCATAAACCGCGTCGTCAAAATCGTTGGGCGCGATAAGCAAAGTTGTCGCGTTTGTGCTGGAGGTAAAAGCTGACTTGTTGAGCGAGAAATCCACCGCGCGTGCCCAATAATACCGCTTAGTGTTGTTGGCCAAGTTCGGACGCATAAAGTTGCTGCTGGATGATGTCCCGACCAGCGTTGCAGTGTTAAGATTGTCGGTCTGGTTTTCCCATACCTCGACATAGCTCAAGTCTTGATCCGCTGGGTTCGTCCACCCGACGCTGATGTATTTGGAACCGCCGACCGCTGTCAGAGACAAAGGCTCGTTAGGCGGCGTTGTATCACCCTGCGAGGCAAGTGCTGCCGTGATGAATGGCGACCGAACGCCGAGGGCCGAAACAGCGCGCACGCGAATTTGATAATCGTAACCGTTCAGCACTGGTTCGATTGTGAAGCTGTTTGAGGAACCAAGCACTGAAGCAAATTCAGCGTCTGGACTCAAAATTGGCTCGTTGGTCAGCCCGTAGTCTTCTTCGCTGGTTGCTGTAACTGCAATGCTGCCCCAGTCGTCAGAATCATCTTGCGCGGCGCTGATTGACCCATAGTCTTCTTCGCCGCCAAGACGTTTATATTGAATTTCATAATATTGCACAAATGCGTTTGGAGAAATGTCCCACGTTGCTTTGATCGCGGGAATTGTGATGCCGTCGTTGTTTACGGATGCCGTCGCCGTAAGCGTCAAATTTGTTGGGGCGACCACCGAAGCGAAGGTGGGCAATGTAGTGTTGTTTGAAATAATTGCCGTTTCTTCAGCGTTCCAATCAAATGCAGCTTGGCTTGTTTCGCGCAATGTCAAGTTCACTCGCAGGTCGCCAGCTTGTTGATCTGCTGCAAATCGCCAGCCGACCACTTCAAACTCTTTCCCGCCACTCCAATAGCGTTCATTTTCAAATTCGATAATGTCGCCGACTTCAACGCTGAACGCTTCAAGACCAAAGTCAGCGTTCATTGTCATCTGCTCGCGGCCACGAAACAGCGTCAACTTGGCAAGACGTTGGGCCGTTGCCGCCGATGTGGTGTAAGCCAACGGCAGGTCAAGCACGACTTCTTCGCCGCCGTCTTCTGCCTTGAACGCAGCGCTGATAGTTTCGGGGTAGTCCGCTGTTATGTAGCCCTGAGACGCATCGTTAAACGTGCCACGGACAGCGTTAAAATTGTCACGCATAGAAATTCGGGTTTCTAAGTTGATCGGGCCGCGCAAGTCGTCAAGTGTCAAAGTTTTGACGGGCGCGGTGTAAACGCCGACCTTTAGCTTCCAATATCCAGAACCCCAGAACAGCGTGCCAGCGCAAGACGTAACCATGTCCCCCAAGACCGACCCTGTAGACTTGGACGCGCTGACAATGCCGTTTGTCGTGTACCTTGGCTCAGTGCCACCAGCGTCAAGTGCTACGACTTCGTCCGCCTCGTTCGCAGCCGCAGCCATGAACACTTCGTCAATGGCGTTGTCGTTTAGTCCGTAGACGCTGGCAATGTAGTCCCGAATGCAAAGTGCGGAATTGTTGCTATATATTGTCGCCGCTGTTCTTGGGTCATAGACTTTTTTACCCCTAACTTTTGCTGTGATCAGCGGAACACCGTTGGCGAAAACGTCTTGGTTATATTCATATCTGACATACAAATACGCGATTTCAGAACCTACAAAATTGGCATCGACTGATGTCTCAGATACAAGTTCACTGTCGGCAGTCGTCTGGTCGCCAAGGTGCTTCCTTATGCGGATAGATCCTGACCAGTCGGTTTGATCGTCGCCCGCGCCCGCAGTGGAAACTAGGCCCGTGCTTTCGTTCCAATCTGCAATTTGATCGTTGATATATATGTCGTCAACTGCTTCAACTTCGTGTCCAGCTAAAACGATGACTTGGTGCAAGAATTTATTCTTTTCGCCAGTGCTTTCGTAAAATGTAACCACGCCGCCTTTGCGGACTTCGCCATAGACAAATTCAACAGCGGCGGCGGAGTCACGCGAATTGACGAGCGTTCCCTGAGAACCAAATGACGAAAAGTCTGGCTTCGGCGCAAGCGCGGCCACCGCCCACGATGTGATTGCTGTGGTAACGAGATAACCGACAATATATTGGGTCGCATAGGTGCCAGCCCCTTGCAGTATAAAAGCTCCGATTGTAACAGGGTCACGCGCTACACGGTCCCAATCATTCCAGTTTTTGACAGTCAGCTCGCCCAGCTTATACTTCATTTTTCACCCAAGCCCCGTTTATATCATCTATCGGCACGTATATCACACCCGACTTGTCTAAGAAAGCTGCCTTGGTGCCGACGCAGACTCCCATCGCAACGCCAGTTACCCAGCGGCGGGCCTTGTCTGTTGTTACCAATGCGCCCAGCGGCGGCACGCAGCTCACCCGATGCAGTCGAGCGTCAACCGCGCTGAAAAAGTTTTGGTGGCGAAACTCCAGTTTCAGCTCATTTTTGCGCAAAATCCTGCTGCCGTCCATGTATCGGCCAAGCCAATCATCGGCCCAGCCAGCGCCGTGCATAGCCTTAAACGCATCATTTGTGAATGTTAGGCAATCATGGGACCCCCAAACAAACGGCTTTCGGCGAACCGACTTCAGATAATTGTTTAGGCTTTCACGCGGCCCCATAGAATGTCCTTATCTTGCAAGTCTGCAACATATGAAAAGAAGGTGTCGCCAGCATGTCGCGACTGATGGTTTGCTTCTGTGTAGCGCCAATTTGATGCCTTGTCCAAGCGCACCAGCTTGCTTTCTACGGTAAGCGTTATGACACTAGAATCGCCGCCGTCTTCAATGCTCATCGTGTTCATCAAGCCACTGAATACTTCAATCGGCGCGTCGGTGTCTGTGGTTCCAAAATAAACTTTGCAGATGCGTCGCTGATATGGCTCTTGCAGCGCCAACGAAACAAGACTTTGCGGAACTGCCGAAAGTGTTAGCTTGATGTTCTTGGCCGAAAGGTCGTTTACTTCTTCAAGGCCGCTGATCCCAATCAGACTTCCCGCGCCAAGATAAGTGTCGAAACCTATTGTGCGGTCACCGTATCCCGTCCAAAAACGGACAGGTGCGGTGTCGAACACCATTTCAACCGCGTAAAACGGGTAGACTTCTGGCTGGCTTAAAGCGGTGAGAAGCGCGGATGGGACTGTGCGGGTCATAGCGCCTCCATCGCGCTAAAACTAATTCCGTAGACGGCTGCACTGCTGACGCTCCAAGACTGTTCACTTGTGGTAAGCCTGAACACGCCCTGTGCGGCTTCTACGGTTACAGTGACATTATTTGCAATAGCTGTGCGGACGTTGGGCCAGACGTCCACTGTAGCCCCGCCAGACGCGTCTGTGTCCGTGCTAGTCAGCACCTTGAACAGTTGCCGCGATGTGCCGCTTCCAACATGCAGAAAATCACCAGCCTTTAAATAAGCGGTCCTGTTTGCAGGCGCGCTATCAATGGTGATTGTGCTGCCAGAAGACAAGGCCCCGTTGACTAGGATTGTGTCAGCATCGCGTGCCGTCCCCATTGGGACCAGCGCCAGCGGGTCCCCCAGATAGAACACGCCGACTTGCCCTTTCAGCGAAACAAGCCAAGCCACCCACTGTTCTGCGTCTGAACGCCGCATCGGCGGCAGCGTCACATCAACTTGCCACATCTGCCCCGCGTAAGCGTGAATTTGCCCCGCGAACGTAAACGGGCTTCTTGAGTAGGCAACCGCGTTTGTTGTGCGAAATTCAACTTGGCTGATACCCGTGTGGGTCGGCAGCGAAAGCGGGTAATTGATAGCCATTATGCAAACGACCTTCCATAAGAGCCGCCGCGCAGTTTAGCGTCGACAACGGCAGCTTTGGTTGCCTCAACTATTTTTGGCAGCATTGCATTGACTTCAGAACGGCTTACACCGCTTCCAAATGTGTTATTCTGAATGACTGTTACCCCGCCGCCGCCGCCAGCCGCCGCGTTGTTGGTTTGAGCCGCGCTCAGAACCCTGCCATTAACTTGAGGCACAAACAGCTCACGGCCATGCTCGCCCGTCATGTACGATTGGCCAGCCTTAACTGGGCCGCCTGATGCCTTCCCGCCGCCGCCAACGCTAGCCCCTCCGCCAGCAAGGCCCTCGATTGCGCCAGTTATGAAGCCAGTGATCTTTTTCACCACGAGAACGCGGTAAAGTTCTTTAATGATGCTGGACGCCATCGACTTGAAGGCATCAGACGCACTTGACGTACCGTCGATCATAGACATGAACGCGCTCTCCATGCTGTTTTCCACGGACGACATCACACTGCCAAGACCCTCGACATCAAAGCCCAAAGCCTTCAACGCTGGCGATGCTTCAAGCATTTTTTCCAGCATATCCTCGTAAGCATCTTTTGCAGAAATTGCTTCTTCTTTGACTATTTTCGTGGCAGCGCCAGCAGACTTCACTGGGTTTAGAATAAGGCTGGCTGACAAAGCCGCTTTCTCGTAAGCGTCGCCGAGTGCAGTGATCTGATTGCGTTGCTCGTCAGTAAGGTAGGCCGAAGAAATGGCGCTAGCTTTTTCAAGGTCGCTGAATAGTGACGACTCATAGGCCGATCTCTGGTTCGCGATTCTCAAGCGTTCCACAGCTTCTGCGCCCATTCCTCGCAGTCTGCTTTGCTCCTTGAGCGCGTCTGTCTCAGCCCTTATTATTCTGACGCCATCGTTCAGACCTTGCTGGCCAGCCTGTCTGTCTTGACGCTTTTTGACCGCCGCCGCCAAGTTTCCTTCGGCGGTTGCTAGCTTCTTCGCCCATGCTACCGCTTTATCTGAATCCTGACCAAATTTTGCAACATTTGCGTTGTATGCTGCTTGCGCCTGCGTCACAGCAGATAGCTCTTTGCCGACATCTTTATATTCTGCCGCCAACGCCCGCACTTGGTCCGCGTTCATTGAACTGGTGGCCGAGTATCCAAGACTGTTAAGCGCGGAGGCGATTCTGGCGATTGCGTCCGCCGCGCCTATCGCTAGGGGCGCGATGTCCAAAAGAGCCTTAGACAGGTTCGCGGATATTACCTTCGACATCAGGCCAAGTTCGACCTTGGCTTCCCTAGCCTTTGCAGTCGTTTCTTTATCGAGAACCCCGCCAAGCTCGGAGGCCCGCTGATCCATGTCTTTGATTGCGGCAGAGTTATTTTCAAACGCCGCGACCAGTGCTGTGCTGTCACTGGCGAGGGCCTCCATGTAGAAAGTCATTTCGGATTGTGTCACGTTGGCTTCTTCAAGGGCAGAAATGTAAGCGCCCAACTTGTTTTCAGATGACAGGTCCGCAAACGCAGATGCGGTCAACCCGACCTTTGGCGCAATGTTTTCGAAGAAGTCAGCAAGCGGGCCAGCGCCTGTTTGCGTGAAATCACCAAATTTATCGTTCACATCTTTTAAGATGTCGGCCAGTTTTTCTTGCTCTATTCCAAATTGAGAAGTCGCCATTGAAAGGACTTGGAACCTCTCTACGCTAACGCCAGCAAGAGTTGACAAGTTATCAATTTGGATCGCCGAATCAACAGCGCCTTTAAATGCCTGTACGCTAAACGCAGCGAGCAGCGCTGGACCCAATCGCTTTGCCGCTTCGCCGAGCGCATTGAATGACTGCCCCGTCTTAGACAGGTTTTTCTGTGATTTTTTAGCAAAGTACGCAACCCGCTTCTCGCTACGGTCCATCGCCTTCGTGAACTCTTTGTCACGGGCCGACAAAATAATGTTTAGCTTCTCAGCACTAATCGCCATCAACTCGCCTCACAAGTTCGCGGAACTGATCCGCTGTCATCGCGTCATCGCCTGCCTTCTTCGGACTGTGCGCTTTGCTCCAGCCTTCAAAAATAAGCCATGTGTCTTTCGGGATCATATCACGAATTTCTTCTGGGCGTAACCCAATGACAATCCCGTTTGCAATCATAGCGCGGACGTTCAATTTTCTAGGTTGAGGTCCGCTTCCGTCTTTTTTTTTGCGTCATCAACCGCGTCTGGCATGAACGCAACCCCCACGACAGCTTGCGCTATTTGATATAGCCGCATTAGATCATCAGGTCCGCAGCTAGATACGATTTCATCAGCTTCGTGGTCTTTTTTACCGCCGCCGACAAGGCCCAGCGCGATAATATCACGCACCTCGGTAGATGTTGGCTTGGTCCCTCGACCAAAGAAGCCGTCCCACAAGTCAAAGATGCCGCGATGCTTGTCTTCAAAGCGTTCAATCTCTCGATTGCGCAGCGTGAACTGGTAAGAGGTGTCGCCAATATACTCAGCGACACCCCCACGCAATGCTTCAGCAGCAATACTCATTAGGCAGCCGTAAACGTGACAGCGCCGTTGCTTTCAAGACTCAGGGAGTAAGTCACGCCACCTTCAGATTCGCCGCCAAATTCTAGCGATGAAATGCGGTACGCGCTCGCGTAGGTGCCGAAGTCAGGAACAACGATTTGCATGTTCACAGAATTGTCTGCGCCCATAGCAACTGTATTCATGCGGGCTTCTGCCGTGCTGTCCTCGAAGAACCCGTCGCCACTGACAGAGACGTTTTTAAGGCCAGCCAGCGTTTGCGTCCACAATGCGCCTTCAGGTGCAGTGCAATCGGGTGTTGTCACGTCAATGGACGAATTGTTGATCGTCAAAGACTTTGAATTTAGCCCGCAAAGGTTTGTGAACGCTTCTGTGCTTTCGCCGTCGCCGATCTTGACCAGCAAGGCGCGACCTAGTTGTTTAGCCATGATGGCCTCCATTTTTCAAGCGCAAGCCTACTGCGCGATTTAGGCGGTTTCCTCAAGCATTGCTTGAAGTGAGACAACAGCCGTGTGACCGCGCCCATCTGTGTCAGTTGTAACCAATATTCCTTCAAATATCAATTCAACCAAGTTATGTCCTGCAACCGTCACGGACGTTTCTTGACGGTGCAACGCAGCGCGGATCGCCTCCGCCATCTGCGCAGCTTCAACGCGACCCGATGCAGACCTGCTGTGCGCCTGCACGCTCACGTCAACCAGCGCGCCAAGCGTTGTGTCAGTGTCAAACACATTTGGGCTGATGTCGCCAAAGCGGATGTAGGGGAAAACTACAGGCTGTGGCGGCTCGTCATAAATTCGCGCCGACACAATCGCCGCAACGTCTGTGTTGGCAGCAAGTGTAGAACGCAAACCTTTTTGCAAGGCCAAAAGAAACCCATCAGCCATTGACCGCATCCTTTATTGCCTTATTGATTGCCCGCTTCACAGCGTTAGCACTGCGCGCCCCAACAATGCTTTTTGTGTATTTGATAAACCCATAGCCGCCGCCTGACCCCTTGCGTCCGTAATTGACGGCCCCGATCTTTATTGCGTCAGCCTTTGACCCATCGCTAAAGTTTATAAACGCGGATATGCCTTTTTCGGTTTCAGTAACTTGTGCGTTTATGCCAGCCTTCAGGTGACCTTTGTCAACAGGAACGATTGCTTTAGCTTTGCGCGCGCCAAATTTTGCGTTGTTATACAGCGACTTTTTCAGCGCAGCGTGCGTTTCGACAGGCAGGTCTTTAAATTGCTTCATCAACCTTTTTTGACCAGTGACCTTCACGTTGCCACCCCGCGCTCGATCAGAAATTCGACCATAATGCTTTTTGAGTCGGGCTTTATCACGTTTTTGACGGCCCAAGTGTAGCCACGAATGACGACGCGATTGGCCGTTGTGATTGTGTCGGTAAAGCTGTCCGAGCGGCATCGCATTGTCGCCATGCTAACGTCAGCCAAAGCGCCACCTTCGATGGCTTCTTTGCCAGTACGTTCGCGCAAGTCAGCCGCCCGGGAACCAGCTTCGATCCATCCTGTATAGCTGTTTCCATATGCGTCAACAGCGCCCGCAGTAAGTTGCTGGAACGTGGCGCGCTCGTTCAGAAGGCCAGCCCTAACCATACCAAGAGTCGCGATGCATGTTCAAAAGTGCCTCGTATCCGAATGGAATGTTTGACAGCTCATCAAATCCCGTTTGCTCGCGGTTGTCATACCAATGGCCGACCATAAGCATCATCGCGTGTCTAATTGTGTCAGGAACGTCGGTATCTGCGTCGCCGTAGCCAGTGATGTACTCAACGGCGATAGCGTCCGAGCGGTCTTGCGCAACGGGCCAGCTATTGCCTGACTTTGGTTCGATTGTTTTTGCAAAGTTTGTGCCGAACACCTGATAGTTGCCAATGACGTCGGTTTGCAGCGCGCCGTCTGTGTCGTAATATTTTACCGCAGATATTGACTGAACGGGGCCAAGCATCAACCTGATGCTTTGCGTTGGGTTTGGCCCCATCCATTGCGCCCATGTCTGCGTTATAGTGGCTTGACCAAGCGCACCTTTTGCGTCTGTGTACGACGTTGCGACACCTATCAACCGCGTCAGCAAAGCGTCATCGTCAGAGCTTTCGACCCGCAACTGCGCCTTCACTTCGGTAAGAGTGATAGGCGTTGCTGCTGGCGCTGTGACGCGCTGCAATGCGTTGTATGTCTGCAAAGGCTGGGCCATTATTATTCCTCAGAAATCGCTTTGCGTGTAACTGTTTTTTTGACTGCGCGCTCGACCTTTGATGTCGGTGCCGCGACAGCTTCAGCAATGCCAGCTTTGACAAACCTTACAGCCTCCGCTTCGTTGCAATCAATAATGTCGCCCGAATTGTGCGAGAAATCAATGCCCGCCATCGAAGTCAATAGTTTTACTTTTGGCATGACTGCCTCCTTTGGTTCAGCTTGGTAAGTGGGGCGAACTTGCCGCCCCACCAAAAAACTGACTTTACGATGCGGCCAGTGCAAGGTGCTTAATTGCGTTTACGTTGGCAAGCACGCCATCGAAACGAATGTAGCCCAAGATACCGAAGTCAGGTGCGAAGCGTTCACGCGCAACGTAAAGCGAAGGCTGCGCTACTTTGCGGACGTAGAACTTGGACATATCACCGAACAACATGACCTTTGAATCGACGCCAGAACCCACGTTTGCCATCGACTGATTGACCGCGACGTTGTAGCCCAGAATGTTCTGCGGGATGCCAGCTTGGTAGTTGCCCATCTGCCACAGATAGTTCCCGTTGCCGTCTTTCAACTTGCGAATTGCTGCCAATGTAGGATCGGCCATCATAATCGCAGTATTTGGCGAAGAACGGTAGGACGGGTCAACCGAGTGAATCAGGTCAATGATTTCGTCGGCTGTGATGGCGTTGGTTGCTGCTGCAACTTTACCTTCTGCCGAGTTTGTCACGATGCCTTCAACGTCAGAAGAACCTGAACCAGTGGTCAGCTTTGCGTTGGCAACACGACCAAGGAGCTCACCAAGCAAGTTGCCCAACAGGCTTTCCATGTTCAAAATGCTGTCTGCATTCAGCTCCGCTGACCAGCGAATCCACTCAGAATTAAACGCAAATGCGCCCAATGATTTTTGGCCAAACGTGACATCTTTGCCGCCGTCGTCTGTCGGCTGTGTACCTTCAGTGTGAGCAACTGCGGTTGAAGCTGTGTCATCAACCGTTGGGATGCTGAACGTGCGACCATCAGCGGAGTTAATGACGCTGAACAAGCCGTCGCCATACATCGGGCCAGTTGCAATCATTGCTTGCTCGATAAATGACGCCAGTTCCGTCGGAACAGTAAAGCCGCCAGCAGTGGTCGTGCCACCAGTCTGAACGCGCTTTTCCTTCAAAACGTTGCGAACTTCTTGATCGACGTAGCCTTCGCCGCCAGCCGCAATCATTTCAGCAAACGCCGCGCGGTAATCCATCTGCAAGCCTTCATCCACAACAGGTGCAGAACGGTTTTCAAATGTTGGACGCTTGTCCAGATCAACGGCTTCGCCTGCGCGCAATGCAGTCTCAACTTTTTCCAGACGATCGGCGCGTGCGCCAAGTTTGTCGTGGTCGACCATCATAGCGTCAAATTCACGCTCGATGTCGGCAGCGCGGGTTTCTTCTGTTGTGTCGGTCACTTCAGAAAGTTTGGTGCGGGCCTCAGTGGCGATATTCGCCATTTGCTCCCGCAAGGTCTTCAGATCAGCCATTTTCGGCCTCCATCTAAGCGGCGAATCAATCTTTCGATGATCGGCCAACGCGCTTGCCTAATGCGCAGGGAAAGGCAAAACAGCGGGAGTCCGCTGCTATCTCGTCACAGCCTGCCCTTCATACGAAGTCGGCGGGTTGATTGTGATTTCGTTTGCTCGGCGCGGTGCACTTCAAGCGCGCGCAGGCCGATTTCGGTGCCAGCATATGCAGGCGTAGTGACAATCGAAACGTCATAAAGCTCGACGTCCTTGATCATCCGCTTTGGAATGTCGCCGCTGTCGTCCCACTCTTGGCGGGTCGGCACAAACGCAAAAGACATTTTATCCAGATCGCCGCGCTTCATTTTAGGGACAATGCTGCGCACGTCTGGGTCCATCGGGTCGAGATCTGTTTCAATAAATAAGCCGCGCTCGTCCTCTGTCAGCTTCAGCGTTCCTGAACGCGTCCGTGCCAATGGCAGCCCTTCATGGTTGATAACAAAAACAACA